CTCTAAAAGTTCTGATTTTCACGAATCAGGAGCTAAAATGGGACAATCACCTGTCGATAGAAACAAAGAGTACATGAGAGAGATGTGGGGAACCACAAAACTCATCTCAGATTATGGTTCAATGCAGAACATTCCAGAGAAAAGAGTGCTTACAGAGGTTATGCATGACCTTGCACCACGTCATAATCTTAAAAAACAGACTGAGTTGCATGAAAAAATCCGCAATGACGAAGATTATGATGATTGGAGCTATGGAACTGAGCCAACATACGGGAAACTCTGACATTAAGTATAAATAAAATCAAGAAAACTTTCGACCAAATGGCACTTCCACGGGTTTCTAGAGCATTTAAGGACATTAGTTTGTCTTTTGAGCCACATCCCGTGACAAAAGACTTACCAATATTGACAAATGAGTCTGCAATTCGCAGATCTGTAAGAAATTTGGTCCAGACGATACCAACTGAGAGGTTTTTTAACTCTCTTATAGGTTCAGATGTACGTTCAAGTCTGTTTGAATTCGTAGATTATGCAACCGCATCTGTAATTCAGGAGCAAATTTTAGATACTATCGAAAATTTTGAGCCAAGAGTTGCAGATGTGGTTGTAGAAGTCGATCCAAGACCAGATGAAAACAGTTTTGAAGTCACCGTAATCTATGATATTGTCGGTCAAGAGTTTCCAACTCAAGAATTCTCATTTTTACTAGAGGCAACAAGATAAAATGCCTTTTACTAAATTTACAAATCTCGATTTTGACCAGATAAAGACCTCTATAAAGGACTATTTGCGTGCAAATTCCAATTTCACGGACTTTGACTTTGAGGGGTCTAATTTTTCGGTCTTAATTGATACTTTAGCGTATAACACATATATTACTGCGTTCAATTCCAACATGATCGTCAATGAATCCTTCTTGGATTCTGCGACTTTGAGAGAAAATGTGGTATCTTTAGCAAGAAATATTGGATACGTACCACGCTCTAGAAGCGCCGCACAGGCGACTGTAAACTTTAACGTACCAACTACTAACTCTTCCGCTACGATGACCTTACAGGCGGGTCTAGTATGCGTTGGTGCAACGAATGATAGCAATTATATCTTCTCAATTCCAGAAGACGTTACTACAACCATTAGTTCTGGTGTAGGATCGTTTACTGACTTAAAAATCTATCAAGGAACGTTCCTTAAAAAAACGTTTGTAGTCGATGGATCTATTGATCAGAGATTTGTTCTTGATAACTCCTTCATTGATAGTTCAACTATTGTAGTAAAAGTCAAGGGATTATCAGATACTGGTGATGGTAGGGAATATTCTTTAGCAAATAATATTTTAAATCTCAATGCAACTTCAGAAATCTATTTGATTCAAGAAGTTCAGGATGAGAAATATGAACTGTTGTTTGGTGATGGATACTTCGGAAAGAAACTTGAGACTGGATCAATCATCACAGTATCATACATTATCACTGATGGTAAGAATGGAAACGGTGCATCAAACTTCTCTTTCTCTGGAAGAGTAACTGACTCTGATGATAACATCATTGTTCCAAGTGGTTCAATCACAGTCTCTACTGTAAATTCTGCTGCAAATGGTGGAGACATTGAACCTATTGAATCGATTAAGTACTTTGCCCCTAGAATTTACGCATCACAGTATAGAGCGGTAACTAATCGTGACTATGAGGCTATTATTCAATCCATCTATCCAAATACTGAATCTGTATCCGTAGTTGGTGGTGAAGAATTAGACCCACCACAATATGGAAATGTATTCATTAGTATCAAACCGAAGAATGGTAACTTTGTATCAGACTTTGATAAGAACAATATTCTTACAAGATTGAAAGAATACAGTATCTCTGGAATAAATCAACAGATAGTTGATCTTAAGGTTCTTTACGTTGAGATTGATACTGCTGTCTACTATAACAGTTCACAGGTCACTAGCGTAAATGATCTGAAAACAAATGTTACTTCTGTTTTAAATACTTTCTCATCATCCAGCATCAATCAATTTGGTGGAAGATTCAAGTATAGTAAACTTTGCCAGACAATCGATAATGTTGATGATGCAATTTCTTCAAACATTACTCGCGTCAAGATTAGAAGAAATCTAAATGCCCTGATAGAAACACCAGGACAGTATGAACTTTGCTATGGAAATAGATTCCATATAAATCCCGAAGGATTTAACGTTAAGAGTACAGGGTTCACAATCGCTGGAAGTACCGAATTATACTACTTTACAGATGTTCCAAATAAGAAAGGTGATGGAACACTTGATGGAAGTGGAAAGGGAATTCTGACTGTTACCAGAGACATTAGAGATTCTTCTGGAAACTACATGATTGATAGAACTTTGAACCCTGTAGGAACTGTAGATTACGTTAAGGGTGAACTGATTATAAACACAATTACGATCACTTCAACTGTTGAAAGTAACAATATCATTGAGATACAAGCGGTCCCAGAATCAAACGATGTGATTGGATTAAAGGACCTTTATTTGTCTTTCGATGTTTCAAATAGCACCATAAATATGGTGAGAGATACAATTACATCTGGAGAGCAAACATCCGGTGTAGGATATAAATCGACTTCTAGTTACTTAAACGGAGAGCTAAAGAGGGTATAAGATGATACAAACTGGGTTTGAGCAGAGGGTAAAGGTTCAGCAAATTATTGACAGCCAACTTCCCGAATTTTTACGTTCTGAAAGTCCAAAGTCTGTTGATTTTTTAAAGCAATATTATATTTCTCAAGAGTACCAAGGTGGTCCATCGGACGTTGCCGAAAACTTAGACCAATACTTACAGTTAGATAATTTCACACAAGAAGTAATTTCAGGACAGACTACTCTGTATTCTGGTATTTCTTCAACTACTGACACCGTACAGGTATATTCTACTAAGGGATTCCCCAAAGAATATGGTTTGTTTAGAATCGGTGATGAAATCGTCACCTACACTGGAGTTACCACTAATACATTTACTGGATGTATTAGAGGATTCAGTGGAATTCAAACCTATAGAACCGATTTAAATTCCGAAGAATTAGTCTTCAAAAAGACATCACAGTCTTCACACACCGCAGGTGATACTGTACAAAACTTGAGTGCACTGTTTCTCAAGGAATTTTATAAGAAAATAAAATATACCTTCACTCCAGGTTTGGAGGATACTGATTTCGTATCAGATCTTGATGTTAATAACTTCATTAAAGAGTCTGGATCTTTATATAAAGCAAAAGGAACAAAAGAATCTTTCAAGATTCTCTTTAATGTTCTCTACGGAGTTACTCCAACCGTAGTAGATCTTGAAAGATATCTGATCAAACCGTCTGATGCGGAGTTTCTCAAGAGAGAAGTTGTAGTTGCCGAAAGAATTTCTGGGGATCCAAACAGATTAGTTGGACAAACAATTATCAATTCTGCAGACGAAAATACCAAAGCTTCAGTTTCTGAGGTAGAAATCTTTACAAGATCTGGAATCAGCACTTTTTATAAGTTAAACCTTTTTGTTGGATATACTGATAGAAGTACTGTTGAAGGAACTTTCAAAGTCCAACCAAAAGTAAAGTCGATTACTAAGGTTTCTGCTGGATCATCAGTTATCACTGTAGACTCAACAGTTGGGTTTGGATCAACTGGAGTTTTAGTATCTGGAAACAATGTAATCACTTATGGTGAGAAAACTTTAAATCAGTTCTTACAATGTAGTGGAATTGATGAAGAAATTTCTGTTTCTTCAGAAATAAGAACTAATGAAGTATTCTTTGGATATGAAGACGGAGATATTAATAAGAAAGTAGAGGTTAGAGTTGGCGGTGTTCTTTCCGATTTTGAGACGGTCGGCAATCCATCGTTGGTATCTGAGGGACAGGTACTGTATGTCAAGAATGTTGGTGAGATAATTAAAAATCCAGAAACTGATAAAACATACAAAGAAATTTTTGCAAATTCTTGGATCTATAATACTACAGTAAGATTTGAAGTTGATGCAATATCTGGATCTACTTTTACTCTTAAGTCTTCAATTGAAGAATCAAGCCTTAAAGTTGGTGATGTTGTAGATATTCTTCAGGGATCTACACAAACCATATCCCAAGCGGATGTGACTGTTTCATCAATCAACGCCACAAACAAGCAAATAACACTTGCAAATCTTGGAGGATTTACTCCAGCTGCTGGCGTTGATTATACTATTAGAAGAAAATTAAAAACCGCATCTAGTTCTGTAGTCCCAGTCGCTTATAGCGGAGTAACGTGTGATATTCAAAACGTATATAATGAGGATGATGAAAACTTCTATGTTGCATCCAATTCTTTACCATCATATCAAATCACAAAAGACGTAAAGAAAGCAACCATCAGTTCTGCAAGTGGAAGTGCTTTAGAGGGATTTAGCAACTCCACATTAAAGTATTCGATCCTATCATTTAGTTCAAGTGTCCCATTTGTAACTGGTGATGAAGTTCAATATACAGCAGAGATTGATGTTCTTGATGGACTTTCTGAGAGAACGTATTACGTTAAAGTTCTTTCTCCAGATAACAAAATTAAACTGTATGAGTCACCATCTTTTATAGAAAGTGATACTCCTATTGAATTCGCTTCAACAAATTCAACCGGAGCACATACATTTACATTAGCAGTTCAAAAGAGTGGACTGATACACCCACAAAGACTTCTTAAGAAATTTCCATCCTCTCAAAACATTAAGAATGGAACTGGTGTAAAAACTGTCCCTGGAAGTACAGGGATGCTGATAAATGGTGTAGAAATTTCAAACTACAAATCTTTTGATAAGATTTACTATGGACCTGTTAGCAAAGTTGACCTACTGAGTGGTGGATCTGATTATGATGTGATCAACCCACCAACTGTGACTCTCGGAAACCCTGTTGTTAGTGGTGGTACTACATCTCTAGTAAGACCTGTAATTAGAGGATCTGTACAATCAGTTCAAGTTGATCCTCAAGATTTTGATATTAGAAGGGTTCAATCTGTCACAATTAGCGGTGGAAATGGAACTGGTGCCATTCTGCAGCCAGTTTTAGATACCAGATATCGTGAGATTGAATTTGACGCAAGAGAAACAACAGATGGTGGTGGCATTGATATATCTGATGATACCATTACCTTCTTAAAGGATCACAAACTCAGAAATGGTGACAAGATTGTATATAATAGAAATGGAAATTCTGAAATTGGTATAGGATCTTTTAATGCAAGTAATACTGACCAAACTTCAACTTTACATAGTGGATCTGCATATTTCGCAGAATTAGTAAATACATCCTCAATCAAGTTATATCAAACTTTCGATGATTATAACAGTGGCATTAACACGGTTGGATTTACAACTTCAGTAACTCAGGGTGTTCATAAGTTTAGACTTTTTGATGGTAAGAAAACACTGAGAAGTATAAAGGTCATCAATCCTGGAAGTGGTTATGAAAATAGAAAATTAATCGTACAACCAACAGGGATTTCTACAGTTTATAATACCATTACCTTTGAAAACCATGGATTCAATGATGGTGATATTATTACTTACACCACGGATGGTACAGAAATTGGTGGTCTTACAGGTGGAAATGAGCATTATGTATTGAAACTTGATAATAATACTTTTAGATTAAGTGATCCTGGTGTTGGATCAACGGCATTTGTTGATAATTACAATAGAAGAAAATTTATCAAGTTTAGTTCTAGTGGTGTTGGATATCAAAACTTTGCATACAAAGATATCACCATTACCGTTAATGCTGAGTTTGATGGTGTAACTGGAGTTATAACTGCAACACCACAGATTAGGGGAGAAATTGTCGATTTATACCTCTATGAAAATGGAACTGGTTATGGTTCCACCATTTTAAATTTCCATAAGAGACCTAACGTCACATTCAAATCTGGAAAAGATGTTGAACTCAAACCAATTGTCAATGGTGGAAAGATCGTCAGTGTTCAAGTTACTAATGGTGGATCTGAGTACACAAGCGCACCAGACTTAACTGTTGTTGGATCTGGAGTTGGAGCTAAGTTAAGAGCAGTTGTT